GTAAAGTTGATAGTATTTTAGAAGACACAGGAACGACTATTCCAGGAACAATTACAACAGTTCAAACTGATCTCGATACTATAACTGACAGTGGAGTGGATTTAAAATCAACAGGTTTGGATAACATAGCAACTACAGAAGTTGATGGGGTAGCTACAACCTTTAGAGAAATGATTGTTCAACTTTGGCAACGATTCTTCTTCAAGGCAACTTCAACTTCAAGTGCACTAAAAACATATAAGACTGATGGCACAGTAAATACAACACAAACTGTTTCTTCTGATGGAGTAACGCAGACAGTAGGAAAGGCTGAATAATGCCTAACTGGATTCCAGATATTGGTAGCATAGATGATTTAGCACCACCGTTTGGTGTTGATAGTACTGATATAGATACTGCAATACTGAATTTATCTCCTGCTATTATTCTTGGTTCTTATTTGGTGAATGATTTAGCTGTTATGAAAACAGTTGCTTCTGAAGAAGATTGGCCTTTGTATTTAAATTTCTTGCCTGATGATCAACCTTCTAAAGTAAAAATAAATGCTGGTGCTATTTATGATACATCGGGTATTTTAGATGGCCGCTTAATGGAAACAGGTGAAGTGATAGAGCATCACGGTGTTCAATTAAAAATACGATGTGAAACTTATCCAGCAGGATGGAAAAAGATACGTGATGTTGTGGCAATGATTCAGAAGATAAAAAACACAACAGTAATTGTCAATGCTTATTCCTTTTTGTTGTTAAACATAAGTATGACAACAACAATCGTAAATATAGGTTTAGATGAACAACGACGATGGAATTTTATAGTGAATTTTTTAATGAGTATTAAAAAATTAACAGCTGCTTATGGAACAGATATAGTGATTGATGGTGCTTTTGATGATAATACAAAATGGACGGCATCGGGTAATGCTGCTGTCCATGACGGAGTTGCTACTTTTGATTGCGTAGGTGGTGCTACCGGAGAGCTTTCAAAAATATTATCACTGACTCCAGGAAGAACTTATAAACTTGTATTTACAACGGTATTTATTTCCAATACAGGTGGTGGCACTTTATCTGGTTCTTTAGGAGGCACAGTATTTACAATTGAAGAGGGTATTAATTCAGTTGTGGTTATTTGTGGTTCTGACGACTTGTTAATAAAAATCACAGCAACTGGTTTCGCCGAAAGTGATGTTATTGAACTGGATAATTTGTCTGCAATGGAAGTGTATAGTTAAATACAAAAGAACTTTAATATTTTAGAAAGGATATTCCAATGGCAAGAATTGATGATGGACATTCAACAACAGTTACATTTGCAAGTCAGGACACTGTTCTGTTGTGGGAAAAGGAAGTAACCCCTCCTGGTATTGAGGGCGGTGGAGCAAATGATACCACTACGATGCTGAATACAGCGTGGCGGACAAAAGCTCCTAAGAAGTTAGTCTCGTTGACTGATGCAGCAATGACGGTGGCTTATGACCCTGCATTTCTGGATGATGTACTGGATATGATCAATGAAAATCAAACTATTACCATTACATTCCCTGATGGCAGTACTTGGGTTTTCTGGGGTTGGTTGGACACCTTTGTGCCAAATGCTTGTGTTGAAGGCGAACAGCCGACAGCACAGTGCACAATCATCCCGTCGAACCAGAGTTCTTCAGGCAGTGAAATAGCTCCTGTCTATACGCCCGCGTAGAACTCGTTTTAAGCCGTTTTGTCTTTGGGACGCCTAAAGACTACCAATTTTGTATTTTGTCGTAAAACAGACGTGTTTACGACGGAAATTTAACGCTATATGAATATGGAAAGGACATTCAAGTGGAAAAGCTGAGTTTTAATTTAGAGTTGAGTGAAATACCCGTGGTTTTGAAGACTTCTGATGGTGAGGAAAAGGAATATGTTCTTCGTGAGATGACAGGAAAGCAGCGGGATATTTTTATCAATAAACTAAGTGACAATGCCAAATATGTCAATGGACAACCACAAGGTCTGAAAAGTTATGACGGTATGCATGCAAGTTTGTTGGTATTGGTGCTCTTTGACAAGGCTACAGATATGGCCGTGACTAAAGACTTCATTCAAGGTTTACCGGCCCGGATTTCTAATTCTCTGTTCCAAAAGGCACAGGAAATGAATGGGTTGGCTGCGGGTGAAGCTGAGACTGAAGCAGTAAAAAACGACTAAAAGGTGAGACGGCAATTTGGTTTGAGTTGGCGTCACACCTTGGTGTTCCTGTCAGTATTCTGCAAATGACTACTACGTCTAAAGAGTTTGTTCTTTGGGCGGAGTGGTTAAAGCAGAAAAAAGAAAAGGACATCACCGAGCATGGTAAAATGGATTATTATATGGCTCAGATAGCTGCAGAGGTTAGACGGTCGTTTGTAAAACATCCAAACAAGGTAAGAGCAAAAGATTTCTTAATGAAATTTGAACTAAAAAACCCAGTGTCAAAGAATGAAGAAAATGTAGATAAGATGGCAAGGTCAAAAACATTTTGGTCGATGTTATTAAGCGGGCGAAAGGCATAAAATGTTTTCAATGGATTTAGGTTCTTTACTGGTTCATATCAGAGCTGATACAGTGCAATATTTAGCTGCTCTGAAGAGAACCGAAACAGCTATGATGGCCACATCTCATAAGTTGCAGGCAATGGGAACAAAGATGTCATTATGGATTACTGCTCCTGTTGTTGGTATAGGTGTTGCTTCAGTTAAATCTTTTTCCAGCTTTGATGATGCTATGACAAAATCTTTGGCTATTATGAAAGGCATCACTCCTGAAATTCGCGCTTCTATGGAAGCCACTGCTTCTGCTATATCTAAAGAAAGTGTAAATAGTTCAACCGATTTAGCAAAGGCCTATTTCTATTTGGCATCAGCTGGGTTAGACGCTGCTCAATCACAAGCAGCTTTATCAGCTGTTGATAGAATGTCAGTAGCTGGTAATTTTGATTTAAGTAAAGCAACAGAAATGGTTGCTGGGTCTCAAGCAGCTTTGGGTTTGACTTCAAAAGATGCAGCTCAGAATCTTAAAGAAATGATACATGTGTCTGATGTTTTAGTGGGTGCTAATTATTTAGCTCAAGCAACAACCGAACAGTTTGCAGAGGCACTAAGCAATGAGGCTGCAGCTGCCATGCGATTTCTGAATATCTCTTTGGAAGAAGGCATGTCTGTATTAGCTGCTTATGCTAAACAAAATACAAGAGGAGCGGAAGCGGGTTCTTCTTTTAGTCGAATGTTAAGAATGATGGCACAAGGTTTTCAAGAAAATAGAGGTGCTTGGAAAAAATTTGGTGTATCTATGTACACCACTACTGGAAAAATTCGTCCATTGGCTGATATTATTGAAGATTTAACAAAAGTCATGGAGCCACTAAGTGATCAGTCTAAAGCCGCTGCATTGGATATGTTGGGATTTAAGGCTCGTTCTCAACAAGTGATCAAACCTTTATTAGGTATGGCCGATACCATTAGAGGTTATCGAAAAGAATTGGATGCTATGGGAGGTGTTAGTCAAGAGATTGCTAATAAAAATATGCAATCTTTTGCTGCTCAATTAAAAATCACATGGCATTATGTTGGTTCTTTAAGTAAACAGATAGGACGGACTTTAGCTCCTTATATTACTAAATTAGGTGTGTGGGTTCGGAATGCAACAGAGTCTTGGAATTCATTGGATGAGGCACTTAAAAAACAAATAATACACTGGGCGTTATTGGCCGCCATGATTGGGCCTGTCCTTCTTATTTTTAGTAAAATGGTTGCAGCAGGTGCTTATCTGATAGGTTCTTTTGTGGTTCTTCAGTTTGCTATACAAGCACTACTCTCGCCCATTAGTTTGGTTATTATGAGCATATTGGGTTTAATAGCAATCATCTATGCTGTTCGTGCTGCTTGGAAACAAAACATAATGGGCTTAAAAACTATATGGGAGTATTTTTTAATTGTAATTCAACAGGGTATTGATTACTTAGCTTCAACAGTATTTGGTAGATTTTTAATATGGCTTGGAAAAGCTTGGAAAAATGCTTTTCTAAATATTCTATCAAATGGTAAGGAATTTGCCAAGCATATGAGTGGTATGTTTGCTGGAGCATGGGCATATCTTACAAATATGTTTGATGGAAATGAGAAAGCTGTAGAAGAATGGGCACAGGCATACTTAGATGGATATGATGCTGCTGATGCCTTTCTAAAAAAAGCTAATGACTTATCCATGAGTACATTTGAATCCATATCAGCATCGCTAAAACCTCTTATGGATGACAGTGAAGAAGCGTGGGGTGGTTTATGGAAAAGTATAAAAAATCAACTCGGTGATGATATGGATTCATTATTAAAATTACTCAAAGTAAAGTTTCCAAAGATGGCAGAAGTGGCGGAAAAAGCTGTTGCTGATTTGAAAGCTGCTATGAGTGCAGTAGATTCTGCTGCTACTAAAACACCTGGTATGCAATTACCAGGTATAAATGATGAAGAAGGTGTTAACACTGGCAGTTCTATGCAGGTTTCTCATTATGTATCAGCAGCGGGCTTAGCAATTGGTGGTGAATTTAATCCAATGGTGGAGCAACAACAAAGAACTAATAACATTTTAACACGAATCGAACGCAACCAACGTGATGAAGAAAGGTTGTAATTATGTCCGTTTTATTAGACCTAATTGATGGTCACGATGCAGAGCTTACTGTAAGTGGGTGGACCTGTACACGACAAGCAATTATTAGAGGAGTGGCTGGTACGGGAGCTGCTAAGATATACAATGCTGCTTTAAACACTGAAGGAGTACCAGCAATAGGTACTGCTCATCCCGATTTACCTAATACATGGTTGGCACGGATACATCCAAAATCTATTGAGGGTGATGTTGTTAAACTGGAATTGTTTTATCAGCCATTAGAATATTATTCAACAGAGTATGATATAGGGGCAGATTCGTGTCAAGTAGATACAAATTTAGATAAACAAGGAAATTCTGTAGAGGTGGGTTACACTTATCCAGCAGACTATGTGGAAGAAAAGTATCAAAATCTAACTGATATTCAAGGAGTTGTCTATTCTGTGTACAAACCAGAAGGTCGAATTGTAGTTACAAAGCAGGCAGGTATTACTCTGAGTGCCTTGATGAATTTAATTAATACGTATGAAAACAAAGTAAATACAGCGGGTTGGTCTTTGGACAACGCTGCTCCAGCGGGTAGTTGGTTGTGTACAAGCATAAGAGGACGAAGAAGTAATACTACAGCTATGGTTATTTCCTATAGTTTTTTGAAACGACCTTCTTTTCTAAGAAATGGCACAACCTATCCAGGATGGAGTGAGCAGTTGGTTTATATTGATCCTAATTCAGGGAAACCTCCAGATCCTAATACATGGACGGAAAATACGATGAAAATAATTATGCCTTATGATTATATTGATTTTGATGATTTACATTTATGATACCAAAACTAACCACTACAACCGAAAACGTTAGGCGAAAAATCAACGATATCATTGAAGTTGTGAATCATTTGTCTCGTAGAAACCCTGACGTAGAAATGAAACGAACTTTGCGGCAGGTTCCTTATCGAAAAGGTAGTGGTGGTGGTGTAAATACCGTCTGGGGCGAAGTTGTGCAAGGTGTTATTTATCCTGATCCCGCAGGGTCTCCGGCTGCCGGTTATGATACTTATTGGGTGCGACTACTTAACGATGCAACGCCCAATTGGGACAGTGGAACAGATTATACCGCAAATACACTGGTTATATCTACCGTGGATAGCTTTCGGTATAAAGCAAAAGATGTAACGCCTAACATTAACCACGAACCGTCTGTTTCTCCGACATATTGGGAGTTGGCGGAAATTTCTCCGCTCCCGTTATCGCAGGAAGTCGAAGTCCCCGAAATACTGGAAGGCACACAAGAAATTGATATGCGTGACTTTTTGCCGTTCTATCAGGTTGGGGATGTAGTTGAATTGCTGATTAGGCAGATTGAAATTAGCGAAGAAATGGTTGATGTTTATTTTTTCGCCCAACAGATGACCCGGGTCGCCGTCGATCAAGTAAAGCAGTCTATCATGTGGAACGAGGACGATAACCGAATGATGGCGGTGTACGCATGAGTTATGATTGGGAAATAGAAGGCGGAACATTTCCGATTGAGCAAGGCACAGAGGTTTCGTGGAAACATTTTGAAACACTACGCAGAATGTGTTTTCTAAAGTTAAATCCTTATGCTGGTCAAGAAGCGTATTATAATTATTATGACCCTTATTACACGCCGTCAACCTGGTCAGATTATATTGCCACTTTTACAGGCGTTAGTTTTCCGTGGACGTATGAAAGTTCACCGTATAGTACATTTTTTAGAGTAGCATATCAAACACCGGATATGAGTTCACCTGACCTGTTTACATTGAATGGTATAGAAATTGGAAGCATGTCTGTACTTCAAAACAATCCACCAATGATATATGTAAATGGAGAGTATGTTCTCAACACTACTTACTGGTTGTACACAGTTGACTACAATCGTTATTCTGACTTCGACCAATATTCAGGTCGATGGATTGTTCGTACATATACTGCGGCAGCTGAAACATTTCTATCAAAAGTTGAAAGCTGGCGATACCTTCCGGCACAAGTAGGGCCAAAGCACCAACGAACATACGCCAAGTACGCCGATACGGAAAGAGAAATTCCGCGTCTTAAATATGCTGAAACAAATTACCAACATTTGACACAGCCGAGTTCAATGGGGCCGAAATTTTCGGTTACTAAAATATGGGAGGGTGGGTATTATAAGTGGGTGAAGGATGGTAAAGTAAATGCCGGATTAAGTGGGTATGATTATGCGTGGGATGGCGGCGATCCGCCACAGGGTGGAACACCACCATTTGACGCTCTGCCATTTTTTGGGAAAAAGACAAATCAGCATTATTATGATTCTAAGCTTTGTGCGGCTTTTCAAAGTTTCATTGAATATGTGTGTTCAGCAAACAACTGGATACTACCAATTGATTTGGACACACCGCAAGGGCAAGAGTATAAACGGAATTATGATGGTGCACACAATGTTGGACAAACAGACCCGGATGAACTTGTTAACTATAACGGAACTTGGCCATATCCAACAACCGCAAGAATGGACGATCCTTTTTGGGGATGCAATCGTTCTGCATTTGAACTGGCACTTTGGCTGACAACAGATTACGATTGGTATTGGCTTGGTGAGAAGTATTATAAGCCAGAAGCTGTAATGGATAGGTGGACAGATGTTGATAGAGGAATATATACTGCTCAACAAATGCAAGGATATTGTCCATTACCTGATGGCTGTTGGAGAAGGACATGGCAGTATTCTTTAGGCCGCCCACGTTATGCAGGGATAATGGCTCCCTCTTCTTACTCACCGCCAGTAGTTGAGTATGAAGATTATCAGGTTTCATCGCCTTGGCCGTATTGGTGGGAAGGGATTTTTACACCGCCAGAGGATACACCGGAAGATGAGGCAGATTTCTTAACTGAAAACGAAATTGCTGGCCTTGCAGCACGCCACGAACCAGACGCATATTATAATGAGGATACAGATGATACGCAACGAAGGCCTGCTTTTGAGCTTGATAATATAAGGACGATTCTTAATCAGTGCTGGAATGCACTTGAACAATTGAGGTATTTGGTATTTCTGGTTGGTGTTGGTACAGAATATAAGCAGGGACAGGATCAGAAATCTTGCGTGTATCGAACATCTGAGGGTGTGTACAACTATAACTGTAAAACATCAACGCTTTTTGTGACCGCTAATAATGCGGCACTCGCAGCTATGGAAAATGATACATGGCATCCCCATACTTACGTTGGTGCACCTTACTACGGTTGGGATATATCTATTGGAAGATCGGCTACTGGAAGTTGTGATACAAATCCGTACTATTTGAGTATTGTAAAAGATGTTGCCTGTTTATATCACAAATCGAGGATTTGTTTAGGTGACGCCGACTTTATTGATAGTTTTCCAAGGGGTTTTACTGTCTTTATTCATATAAAGATTGTTCCCTATGTAATAAACAGACAGCCTCTTGGAGAAGGAGATGCACGCATCCTTCCAGACCTTGTTATAGGAGTGAGTGGAAAGCAAATTTCGATTCCTGAATTTGATTCATCTGAATGGGAGGACTCAGGGGATATACCTGCAAGGTTTTGGGAGTGGGGTGGATGGGTTGATTCATACGGTGATTATTGGTGCAAAGGCAAAATAATCGCTTTTCCTCTGGATATTGGAAAGGCATACATTGATGGAACAGGAACGTATATAGATGTAGAAGAGGAACACCCTATAACATCATTCCCAGATATTAACCCGCTTGGAACGTATGGGAATACCAGTGCTATGGTAGAAAATTGGTCAGGTGGCCAAACACTTATTCTGGAAACAAATACCTATATTGAGCTTGGTATGGAACCTCCAGACTCAGTATTCGATGACAGAAGATATGTGATATTCGAGGATGTTGCAGTTGACGATGAATTATTTGATGATGATGGAATATTGATATAGCATTTTGGGTTAGCAATGAGATTTTTATAGAAAATAGGAGAAAATTAGTGAACAGTAGTACTAACAATGTATCTAAATTGTGGTATGGCTTAATGTCACGTGAAAGATGAACAGTGTTCGCTCGACAAGTGGCCGGACAGAAAAGGAGTAATGAAAGATGGCGTCATTAGCAAGTAGTATTTTAATTTTATTGAAAGCAACACTAACAGGCACTCAAGGTTCTATTGATCAGGTCGCTACTGTTAATAAATCAGTTAGCATAGAACTTGCAAATGCTGATGCTGATTTATTATATTCAGCAGCACCTGTGATAGCAGGTGGTGTTGCTGTAATAGATTTAGCGGGAAGTTTGGAAGATGCTTTGGGCAATGCTATCGTTTTTGACAAAGTGATGGCATTATTTATACAGAATGACAGCAGCAGTGGAGCCAACCCCATTACCGTAAGCACCACCAATAATATTCCTATACTAAACGGAGATACAGATAGTATTGTTTTAGCACCCGGTGCTTCTTTTCTGTATGTAGATGAGAATGGAATAGATGTTGGAGCAGCATCCAGTGATCTAATTAGTGTAGCAGGAACAAATGATGACACGTTTGATATTATTGTATTTGGTAAATCAGTATAGAACATAATTGTATGAGCTTTGGAAAGGACTGCAATGAATGAAGTAACAGTGATAACACCGACAGGGGATAGACCTATTCCATTTGAATTGAGTCGACGCTGGATGGGACAACAAACCTTAAAACCTATTCGATGGATTATTGTCGATGATGGTAAAATTCCAATGGAGTCATGGGCTTGTGAAGATTATGTATTCTATGTTCGCAGAGAACCTCAGCTAAATGATCCCAAACACACACTTGTCAAGAATATAGAAACAGCTCTACCTTTCA